CGCGCCGGTCTGTGTTCCCTGCCGGCGTGTCAACGCGGGCGCGAGGTTCGACGTTGACCCGTCCGGGAAGACGGCGGCGCCGGGGAGCAGCTCAATGGTTCCGGTCGCCATTTACGCGGCGACCGGTGTGATTGCGAGGTCGATGTCGCCGGACGCGATCGTGAAGTTGTCGCCGGCAACAACAGCCCTAGGGGTTGTGAGGTCGTCGGAGCCGAGGAACGTCCCCGACGTCGACGCCGTCCAGTACGACACATGCGAGTACGTCTCGCTTGTGCTCACGTTTGCCCAGCTGATGTCCGCGTCGGTTGTGATCGTCCCGGCCGACGCGGCTGCGAACGACGCCTGTTTCCGGGTTGTTTCACCGGCCGCCGCGGTCGCACCGGCGGACCCGGGGTCGCCGGTGTGGAGCTTCACCCAGAACGCCGTCGGTGCCGTCCAGTTGGTGGCGTTCCCCAATCCGTCGAGCCATGAGTTCGCGACGCTCGCTGCGATACCGACAGTCATCGCGATTAGCTGGCGGTCGTGATCATCGCGAACGCGCCGTCGTCGACGACAACAGCTTCGAACGCGCCGATAAGGCCAACCTCGACACCGCCGATCGCCGGCTCGACAACCCTGAGTTCGACCGGGGCACCGGCGGTCTCGGCGACGAGCAGCCCTGACCGGTCACCGACAACGACAACCCCGGAGTCCATGCCTCTCGACACGACAACGTTGAGGGGCCCGATGTTCGTGCCGGACACGTTCGTGAACTGCGTGAACGCGTCCGAGGTCAAACCGAGGAGGTAGCCGAACCGGTCGGGGGCCATGTACACGGTGTCGGCGACACGGCCGCTGTTCGCGAACACGTCGGCGTAGCCGGCACCGACCGCGGTCATGAACTGCGCGAACGTCGGTGTCCCCGAGATCGTCGACGAGATGTTGTTCGAGAACCCGGAATGCTGCAACGCCTGCGCGGCGTCCTGCTCCGTCTTCAGCGCGTAGTCGGCTGCGACGAGCTGGAACCACAGATCTAGCGCGTTCGGGCTCGACCAGTTGATCGCCTGCCACGACAGGTCGCCGCCGCCCAGGTAGGTGGACGCGGTCGCGGTGACCATCGACACGTCCAAGCCCTGGTTGCCTGCCTCGGTCTTCTGTGTCGTCTGTACCGCGACGCTCGGTGACGTGTCGATCTGCGGGTATGTCAAAACGCCTCGCTCGAGCGTGGCCCGGATCGCTGTCGCGACGAGCGGCCGGGATGAGTCGATGATCTGGAAGATCTGTGAGATGTGCTGCGCCGGGTTGAGGCCGGCGATGTCGCTCGTCAGCGTGTTTGCCGGTGTGCGCTTGACCAGCTGGAGCCGTTCCCGGGCGGAGTCGAGCTCGCGCGGGTCGCCGACCTGCGCCGCGATCTTGCCGCACTCCCGGCCGTTCCCGGTCAGGATCACGTCACGGGCATACGCGGCCATGCTGCGGTACACGACACCGTCGTCGACGACGTCGACGCCGTCGATGGTGCCGGCCATCGCACGGCGGAGCCGCTTCGACTCCTCGAACGCTTTCGTCGACGCCTCGATCTCGTCGTACAGTTCGGTGACTTCCGCGTCGATCGCGGTCGCCTGCTCCCGGTACAGCGTCAGCTGTGACGAGTCTGTGTTCGTGAGGGTCTTGTCGTCCCTCGACTCGATCTCCGCAAGCTTGCTCTCGTGTTTGCCGCGGATCAGCTCCCGCTCGTCGATCAGACGTGCGAGCCGCAGCTCACTCTGGGTCGCTCCTCCCATTGTCAGCATCCTCCAATTCGGTTTCGGGTTCACCGTCATGGCGGGTGCCGTCTGTCGGGGTGCCCTCCAAAGAGGGGGTGCCGTTCACGGGGTGCGCCTTCAGTCCTGCGGGTACAGCAATCCCGGCGCGTTCGAGCCTCTCGAGCAGCACCGGGTCGGGTAGGTGTGGCAAAAGGTCTTCGTCGAACACAATGTTGGGTTGCTCACGGACGGCCAGTACGCGGGCGTCCGGGAACGCCGGATTGCGGCAAAGCGCGACGTTGTGCAGGTGCGCCTTCACGCGGCGGTACACGCCGCCGGTGGTGTGAATGGTTTTCGCTGCGACCGCTTCGAGTGACACGCCGTCAAGAATCCCGTCGTTTACGAGATCCAGAGCCCGCCTTCCATTGTCGTCGTCACGCATTTCGAATGACCCGTGTAGACCATCCGGCTGAGATCGCAGCATGATTCCCTTGCCGACGATGTTGCCGATGCCGCTTTGATGCTCGAAGTTGAGCAGCACCTTGAGGCGGTGGCCGGCGACGAGTTGGGCATCGAACGCGCCTGGCGCCCACTCCTCACGGTAGACGGTGCGGCCGTCGTCGGAAACATCGGCTGGTGTGCTGTAGGGGACGATGCGAACGTCGACTGTTCGGCCCTCACCGGCGGTCGCTGTGGCAGAGAACACACGGGTCACGCGGCTCAGAACTGTGACTGTTTCGATGATGGTCTCGGTCATGTCATCCTCCGATCGCCGACACGGGTGCCAGCGGCTGCTGCGCCGGCGAAGCCTTCGCCACCTGGGAAAGCTGCGGGTCATCCTCGGCGTCCTGTTCCGTTAGTGGCGCGAACATGTCGGCTGCGTCAAACCACACCCACTGCCCCCGTGGCAGCATCTGCGCAGTCAACGCGTCCGCGACCCGTTTCGCGGTCGGGCGGAGCTCGAACCGCCACCACATCTCACCCAGCGCAGCCGGGTTCTGGTAGGTCAACCCTCCCTGCAACGCCATGTTCAACAACGTGGCGGGAACACCGAACGCGGTCGCGATCGCTTTCGCGTTGAACTCCTGCGTCTCCAACAACGCAAGGTCGGACGGGTTGAACGACAACGTCTCGAACGACAGCTCCGGCGGCAGCACCGGGGGTGCGCCGTTCCGGCTCATCGTCCGGGTCATCCACTGCTCCTGCAGATCCTCCGCCTGCTCCTTCGTCAGCTTCCGCTCCGACTTCAGCACCGCGGACGGAATGCCGCCCTGGTTCACGCTCATCGACTGGTTCCCCGCCGCCAACAATCCGTAGGCGGCCTGCGCATACGACCGGAGCGCCGGCGTCCCGGTCAAACGCAACCCGGGGTTGCGGTCGATCTGGATCACCCGTCTAGGGTCGAGCATGTCCTCGCCGTACTTGTACGCACGGCGGCCCCCGTCCAGCTGGACGTTCAGCTTCGCCGAATCCAGAACAGTCCAGGTGCGCGGAAACCCGTCCGCGTACGAATCGGTCACATACAGGCATGTGAAGCCCCACCCGTACATTTGCGCGACGATCGCGTGGATCGCGTCGCCGACACCGTTCGGAAACCAGTTCGGGTCCGGCGCCGAAATCCAGGCCGGCTCAACACCTGACCCGCTGAACTTCAAAGGCATCGACGCGACCTGCTGCGCGTTCAACTGGATACACCGGTCAGCAACCCAAACCCGTTCCGCCAACTGCGGTGACCCGTACAACGTCGACCCGGTCACGTTCTCGGCCCACCAGTTCGGGATGATCGAGTTGAACAGCGACATGTTCGTGCCCTCGAGCGGCTCAACGTCACGCACAACCTTCTCACCGAACGGCCACAACCTCACCAGATCGCCACCTCACCAACATCCGTCTCGACCGCCGACCACAACGCCAACGTGCAAGCCACCAACGGTGAGATGTCAACCGTCGACTTCGTCCGGCTCCAAGCCCACCTGTCAACCAATGGCCGGGCTTTCGCACCCCGGATCGCGGTCAACAATTCATCCTGGCCGAGATGGCGGAATGTTCGTTCGCCGACCTGGTCGACGAACACACCGCACGCGACGCCGTACTCGTTCGAGTCCAAACGCCTGACCGTGATGCCGGCGTCGTCGACCATCCGGGCGATCGCCGCCGACGGGCCATACCCGTCACACACGATCAACTCCACATCATGCTTGCCGTAAAGCTCCTTCAGCCGTTCCGCGACCCACCCTGTCCCATGCCCCGACGCGACAAGCTCGACATGCAACACACCCTTCTCGTTCCGGCCTGCCGCCGCTATCGACGTGCGCCGGTCGGGTGACACATCGAACGCAAGGCAGACCGGGTCCACAACAACCGACCCGGGATCCTCGAGCGCCAACCAATCCTCCGTCGACAACAGCACATCGGCGGACGCATCCGTTGACGGCCAATCACCAACCCCGAGCAGCTCAACGACGAACCCGCGGAAACTCATCGCCCGACGTTCCCACTCCATGTGCTCCAGCGTGACTCGGCCGCGGCCGATCGCGAAATTAACCTGCCGCCACAACTCCTGGTCCAACGCAACCTCATCAGACACATCATCCGGGTGCTCAGCATCAACCGACCACTCGAAATACGCCAACGCCTCATCGTCGCCGGCGATCCCCCGTTCCCGCACCCGCGCCCACACCACACCATGGTCATGGATCACCTGATCCACCGCTGACCCGGTGTACCAAAGCTGCGGGCCCCGCTCGGCTTTCGACGCACGGATGATCGGCATCGCCGCACTATGCGCCGCCTCGCTGATGATCATCGCCTCGTCCAAAACGAGCAGGTCGACACCGGCGAAACCACGCATACCGCTCTTCGTCCTGGTCTTGAACTCGATCCGGCTGCCGTCCTGGAGCTCCACCGATTCCTCACCGTGCGAATACCGGTAACCCACGATCCGGCCCGACTCCGCACGCCTCACCCGCGCATGCAGCTCCGGGCAATCCCTGATCACCGTCTCCAACCGGTTGAAATGTTCCGCACTGGTTTTGAACTCATGCGCGGTATGGATCACCAACCGCTCACCCAGCTCGAACAAACCGAACAGCTCACGGGCGATCAACACCTCACCCTTCCCGTTCTGACGAGGGACGTTCAAACCAACCTCACGCGTCTGCCACCGCCCATCAGCACGAACACCCAGCGACCCTTTCAACACGAGCTCCTGCTCCGGATCCAACGTCAGCCCCACACGTTTCGCGAACGCGACCGCGCGGCGGCCAAGCGACTTCGCCGGCGCCGGCACCGCCTCGATCCGCGGCCGGACCACCTTCCCGCGACGGGTCTTCGTCACCACTGCCTCGACACCCGCCGCGGCTTCGACCCAACCCGGTTACAGCGACGATGCGACGGCCCGAGATAACCACGGCGGTCGTCGCGGTGGTCGAGGTCCCACAGAGCGCCCGGCAGGATCGGATCGCCGCACCTCGCGCACATCGCGTCACCCCGCGCGACGACCGGCGTGATCTGCGCCCTTAGGGCGCGATGCTCATCCCCGTACCCGCGATTCGCAGTCGAACGTCTTGTTCGACGTGGATACAACTTTGGGGAGAGAATTCCGCCTTCGGGGTTTCC